CTTTGCATAAGAAGCCAAGCGTGTTGATAACAAATAAATCAACTTCTAAGTTGGCTACGCTAATTAAAATTGTAACTCCATAAAAACTCGGCTGACGCCGAGAAAACTGTTGTAAACAATAAATACGGCGTAGCCAATTCACGCAATGCGCACCCATACGGCTACAGTATGGTTCATTTAACGCCTGATAGGCGGTGTAAAATTACACTTCTGGTGCGGGTGGTGCATTATATACAAAGCACCTAGGCAAACCTACGAAGAAATAACATTGAAAATCTTCACCAGCTGCCACCCACCAATCTAAAGAATCTCTATCTGAAGACTGGCCTGTTAAGGCAAATTTAAAGCCAGGTTGAGCTGTAGAAAACTGGCTTGTATTGAGGAAAGATGAATTACGAGCATAATAACATCTCTGATCACTTTCCCATGGTACCTCAAACTCGGCTGTTGGATTAACACTAGAATTAATATATAAAGCACCGTTAATTCCATCAATAAAGTCCAAAGGACCATTGTGCATAACTAAATTTGCCACCTGAGATTGGGAAGTGTTAGCTGGATAAGTCAACCGAATGTCACTCCAACTATTGGACGCTGAAAAAGGTCTACGTTCAATATACCCAGATATATGCCTAGACCACGAAACGGGGGAATGGATCATCATTTTATAGCGTATAGATCCACGATGGCCTTGAAAAGCCATGCGCACCCAATGCAACAAAATAGTGTTTACATACGTATAATCCCCCCCCGCTAATGTATTATCAATGGATTCACTTGCAACTCCTCGCAATGCTGGAAATTGAGGCCTAACTCCATGATAAGCGAAATAATCAAGACCATTCGACATCATATCTCTTCTATGTAAATTATACCTCTTAAGCATGGTGCGAAAGGACTTAATGGATTCACCCATGTAGACTAAGGGCAAATAATCATTGTCCTGCAAATGCAAGCCCATCAACATGGAATCAGCTTGCAAAGGTGCATTGTACTCGGTAGTATTAAACTCATCGGGTACAATTTCTGGACCTGATTGTTGCATAAAACCAAAACGTTGGAAATCATTGCTGGGGTTGTAAACCTCAAAATCGTCCCCCATCGATACATATACATTAATTTCTACACTATTATCGATAGTTCCGGATGGAGACGTCAAGGGAATTTCAGAAAAAATACCAATAACACCATTGCCACTCAAAGCTTCCGGTAAAACGGCTGTTCCATAAATATTGGACACATCAACAATAGGAGGTACTGTACGAGGCAATAAAGTTCTGTTTGCAGCATGAGGAACCGTGACCGTAAAGTCTGTCATATCAGCTAAATCAACAATATGAGTATACTGGACATTCATAACGTTCTCATTTGCAACATTTGTGGGATCATAAACAACCCTCAAACGGCCCTTATGAAAAGAGGAACATGCAACCTGAAATCTAAATTTCATAGATCCTGACCAATGTTCAAAAGGCAAAGCTGCAAACGCACAAGCGGGAAACCAATAATTTACGGGCGGCCCAGCAGTTTGTGCCCACAAAGTGGGCTGAACGCGACAAGTCCACAGCAGATCCGATGCACTAGCCTCAGACCATGAAAATTTGGTCAAAAATGTTTCCTTAGAGGCTATATCTCGAATATTCAATGAATCAACTCTAGGTAAGTTAACAATCGATGGATCTATAGTCAACTCCTGCTTATCGTCTGTAGTTAACTTTTGAACACTATCCGGCACATTTGTTAATGCCAATGAAGAAGTGGGATTCAAACGTCCTGGTTGCGGATTCTCAGTCTGAGGTGGTCGACAATAACCAAAATTACGAGCTACATCAGCTGTAGCTCCAGCTATAGTTTGTGTGGCTGTTGCATATTTCCCTATAACGGGAACGTTTTTCAACTTGCCAGCAGCACTAGCTATAGCTGTGGCAGGCTTAGAAATAAAACCTTTGGCATTGGCTTCATCAACCTCGGTACCCGACTGGGGCACGATGGTAGCTGGATTGGCTCTCGTCAAACCAGTGTAACTAATATCTTCGCACCAAGCATAAACTCGAATAGTAATAGGATCAGTAGATCCATTGGCATGCTTCAGAGGGTTCAATGACCTGAAAATAATTTCACCCATTTGAGACCATTCTGCTCGAGGTATATCCATATAATTGTATCTCCAATAAAAAGGCAATATCATATCACCTCCTGTTGAAGTTGTAGGATCCAGAAATACGTGCGGTCTTTGAGACTCAATAATAGCATCATTCGGTACCAAAGGTGACGTAGCATAAAAATCAGGAATAGCGGCAGGATGATATGAAGCCATTGATCTACCATAATAAAACCCATTGCCATTTATGGCAACTTTCACATGGAGTTTGGCCCTCAACAACTTATAATTTGCTATCCTATTTACGACCTTAGGATTATTAAAATAAGCGGACCAGGGATCCAAAATTTGATTCAAACTTGCGCCCACGCCCCATGCATAAGTAGAAATAAGCAAGGGTCTCTTAAAGAAATCCGACAAATCGGTATCACTAGAATCTTGTAACATCATAGTCGAATCCATTTCTCCTGATGGATCCACACAATAAGTAGAATGCTGGTCATCAAACTTAACATTCTGAGAACTCGCGCCTTTATTAGCAGTAATTGATATATCAAAATGTTTACCTGATTGCGGCATAAAACTAATGCATGAATCCTGTGATTGCGCGGAATCCACCACGCTAACACTTTGTTCATTTACAACATTATTAGCAGAACAAGTTTCTAATAATGGGTTAGGTTTGACTGTCCTACAACAGTAATTACTAAAATTATTTCCGAGTGGTTTATTTAACCGATATGCACGTGCACTCTTTGTACAACCGGGTTGTGAGAAGTGGTTGACTAAACCTCCCCTAAATAAGGGTATCCGACGAGGCGGATGTCCACAAACAAAGCCTATACTATGATTTCTCACATCATATGTATGGTAACCAATGTTTATGTGCAATTTTGCTACCATCAGATTGCATACTGGGAGACAGTTTACGACATGTCTAGGTCGGTCTAATAGTGGCAAAAGGCAAATTAAATCTATGCCACATACCAACTCCACCAAATTCGTCTACTAACTCGTAACCATACGGTGTTAACAAAACGGCCAATATCGGTGTGCCAACACGCAAAGTTGATAATGCACTACATACGCGTCTTAGCTGTTGCCTTCCTTTCCTACGCACACTCTGGCAATACGAATGTTTAATCTCAACAATCATATAATGTTCAACGTTATCAAAAACTCGTTTGAATATAATATCCACCTCACCAAAATCTTGATGAATAATGACTTGGTTCACACTCAAAACTGACATCTGTATATCAGTTTGAGCCTTAATATACAAGTCTTCAGTCTCAAACCCACTCTGACACATAAAACCATCATCGTCAATATCATTAGGCACTGATTCGCTTAAATTGCCGTTCTTCCACAACGCCACACACTCACTATATGTCCTGTGCAACATGACACATTGCTGCTCTAAATTGTGGATACTAGCAATTTTCTGCATTTGACTCCTTCTAGCTTCATATACGCTCTCACCATGATTAAACCACTCCCTAAGAGCGCCATCAATATTAATAGCACAAGCTTCCATAGGGGTTAGAATACACTTCTTAGGTCTAAGATAACAATGCAAAGATTTGAATATAGAATTCTCATCAAGTGCGCCAATAAAACAACCGAGTTCATCGTGATAAACACTGGATCGTTTTAAAAATTCGAACTTAGTTTTGTCTAAATATGGAATAATCTCAGAATTTTTATCAGGCATAGTATATTCCTGACCATATTCGGCCAATATCTCAGCACAGGACTTGATATTAAATGCATCATACCCTTTTCTAACAGAACCAATATTATCATCGCCATAAGTAATGAGAGAAACGCAATCTCTAAAATCCAAATCATATCCATACAATCGCATAAACACGCATCGCATATTAAGACTACCAGCAATACTATTAATTAAAACAGTCAAAGAGTTGCCACTTATGTGAGTACCGCTAGTTACAGAAATCATATCACCGTTCATGGCTATATAAGAATAAGCAATGTCCGCTGACATG